GTACTGGGTCAATGCGTGTCGTGCGCTTGATTTGGATCCAAATGATGTTATCGCAGAGAACGTAAAGAAACTTGAAGCGCGATATCCGGGCGGGCAGTTTGACGTTTACTATAGCGAGAATCGTAAGACGGGCGATCTATAATATCCGATAAATACATTATTATCGAGATATAACATGGCAGCGGATCCACTATCAGTACCTACTAACGCTAATTTATTAGAACTCAAACAAGCACTATTTGATAACGTGCGTTTGCGTCTCGGCGGTGACATAATTGATTTAGAGTTAGACCCCCAGCATTATGAAGCAGCATATGATTATGCTATCAAGACCTATCGACAACGCGCTCAGAATGCTACACAAGAAAGTTATACCTTGATGACTATTATCAAGAATATTGATACTTACACTCTACCTAGCGAATTTATCAACGTTCGTAGTATATTCCGTAGAACAGTCGGTCTTGAAACAGGTCCCTCAAGCACAAGTTTTGACCCATTCAGTAGTGCTATCCTAAACACATATCTATTGAACTACAACTACACAGGTGGCATGGCAACATATGATTTCTATGCAGGCTATGTTGAGTTGGCAGCACGTATGTTCGGTGGATATGTCACATATACATTCAACCCTGTCACTAAAGTATTGCGTGTAGTCCGTGACTTCAAGGGCACAGGTGAGCGTGTATTGATATGGGCAGATATCGTGCGTCCAGAAACAGAGTTATTACAAGATCCAGGTGCAGGTGTTTGGATAACAGACTTTGTCCTTGCGGTACTAAAAGGTATTATAGGGGAAGCCCGTGAGAAGTTTGGAACTATAGCAGGTCCGGGCGGTGGAACAAGTTTGAACGGTACTGCTATGAAATCTGAAAGTAAGGCTGATCAAGAACGTCTTATACAGGATCTAAAAAATTATCAAGATTACAGTCAACCATTAACTTGGATACAAGGTTGATTTTTATTTTTGTACTTGTTATAATTTGTTTATGATAGTAGGTATAGCAGGTTTCATAGGCAGCGGTAAAGATACCATTGCGGATTACTTGATTACATTCAAGGGGTTTCGTCGCATGAGTTATGCAGAACCTTTGAAAGACGCTATAAGTGCGATTTTTGGTTGGGACCGCGATCTACTTGAGGGTACGACTAAGTATAGCCGCGAATGGCGAGATACGGTTGATGTTTGGTGGGCAGAACGACTTGATATCAAGCATCTTACTCCAAGATGGGTATTGCAACAATGGGGTACTGAGGTCGGTCGTCGTGCGTTTCATGATGACATTTGGGTCGCTAGTATTGAAAATAGATTACGGTCTATCAAAGATAACATTGTAATAAGTGATTGCAGATTTCCAAACGAACTAAAGGCCATCAAAAATACAGGCGGTATTACAATAAGAGTAAATCGAGGACCCAATCCACATTGGTATGAAGCAGCACTTTCTATCAATAAAGGTTTTTATTCTAGCGGCTATCAACAGGCACAAAAAATTTTACAAGAAAATAATGTACACGCTAGTGAATATAGTAGTGTAGGTCTTGATTATGATTACTATATTGACAATTGTGGGACTGTAGACGATTTACATCGTAAAATAGATTCAATAATCAACTTGTAAATCCCCTCGTTTCCAAGTCACTTCCTTACGTTTTACAACTTCAATACAGTTTAGACAGATCGTCCTAAGGTTGTTTAGGCTAGTATTTTTCAAATCTCCGTCAATATGAAAAACCGTCATTTGTGAAGGATATAGACTTTTAAAACCGCATATATCACATGTTGGTTTTTTCTTATACCCCGTTTTTTCCCAATTGGGTCTTTGTGGTTTTTTCTTACTTTTTTTACGACCACACTCATCACATATGCTACGATAATGAGTGATTCCTGCACGTATATAATTTACAGCCCTAGAATTTTTATTGCACTGTTTACATATAGGTCTTGGAAGTGACATACTGTATTTACTACTTCAACCTTCGAAGGTATGCTAACCCGATGTTTTTTAGTAATTGTTATAAATAATAGTAAGCGTATTAGGGTTGTTACCCTCAAAATATAACATATAGGAAAAAAGAAAATGGCACTTACATCACCCGGCGTTGAAGTTACAATCATTGACCAAAGTCAGTATCTTCCAGCCCCAACAGCATCAGTTCCGCTAGTTGTTATCGCAACAGCAGAAGATAAAACTAATCCAAATGGCGTAGGCATAGCACAGGGAACTACTGCTGCTAATGCAGGCAAGTTATTCCAAGTAACTAGTCAGCGTGATCTTGTATCACTATATGGAAATCCATTCTTTTATTCAACAACAGATGGCACTCCAATTCAAGGTTATGAACTAAACGAATATGGTCTTTTAGCAGCGTACTCAGCATTAGGAGTAACAAATCGTTGTTACGTAGTACGTGCTGATATTGATCTTTCAAGTTTAGTAGGACAGACAGGTCGCCCAGCAGGCGCACCAGATAACGGTACATTCTGGTTAGACACTACTCTAACTAACTGGGGTCTCTACGAATTCAATGCTGAAACTGAAAGTTTCACATTACAAAATCCACTAGTAATTACAGATCCAGACAATATAGTAGGCGGTTTTCCTGCAGGATATCTCGGTGATATCGGATCATATGCAGTGGTAGTAGCACAAAATGATGACGGTGCAGTTCAGGGTCCGCAAGCCTATGCAGTACCAAGTGCAACGACAAGCAAACAATTCTTTTATAAAAACCAAGACAATACTTGGGTAGTATTAGGTTCACATGCTTGGAAAGAAAGCGTCCCTGCAATAGTAGGTACAGAATCAAATCCAACTCTAACAGCAGGTAATACATTCACAATAACTGTTGGTAGCGGAGCAAGTCAATCAAGCGCAACAATCACAGTTCCTGGTTTGGGATCAAATAATGTTGACGGCGTAGCATCTGAAATCAATAATCTTAACTGGGATGCAGTCGAAGCGACTGTAAACTCAGCAGGTAGATTAGAACTATATTCTTCACAGCCATTGACTGGTTATACTTTAGTAATCACAGCAGGAACAGGAACAGTGCTTGATGATATGGGAATTTCAGCAGGCACATATTATCCGCCTACACTATATTACGGTACATCAGCTGAACAACCATTATGGACAGCAGGTCAAAGTTTCCCAAGACCAACTGGTTCTGTGTGGATCAAGATGGGTTCATCAGGAAACGGTTTAGCCCCTGCAGTATCAGTGTATAACGGCACTATCGACGCTTGGGTATCAAAATCTGTATCCTTAGCATATGACGATGCATCTGCAATCAACGCACTTGATGCAACTGGTGGTCAAGCAATTCCTGCCAATACAGTATATGCCCAGTATGATTATTATCAAGAATATCTAAATGGTCCTGTATATTTATGGAATCGTATAGCAACAGGTCCAACAGTTGTTACTGGTACAAATACTGACCCATCATTTGTTGCTGGTCCATATACTGCCTCAGTATTTGTAACAACTCCAAATAGCGCAACATGGTCAGGTCCATATACTATGTCCTTAGATGACAATAGCGATGCACAAGACTTTGTTGAAGCATGGCAATTAGCAGGTATTCCATATACTTCAGCAGAGATTACAACTGATGGTGCAATACAGATCACTCATACATTAGGTGGTTCAATACGTGTAAACGATATAGTAGCAGCAACAGGATTGTCAAGCGGATTGATGAGTGAAGCAGGATTCGTTGCTGGCGCGCCAGGCGAAGCAGGTGCAACTTTAGGTGTGAAATATGGACAAATTGTCACAGGTAGCTTTACTGCATCACAAGATACTACATCAGGCGGCGGTTCAGGCTTACAACTAACAGTCACTAAGGGCGTATATTCATATTATGTATCTGCAATTGCTGCAGGTGGCAGCGGATATGCAGTAGGTGACACTGTTACTTTCTTAGGTAGCGACTTAGGTGGTGCAAGCCCTGCAAACGACATGACAGTTGTAGTAACCGCAGTAAGTGGCGGGGTAGTAACTAAAGTTACTTTAGTTGCGGACGTAAATAGTCCTGCATACTCATATGAAGTTTGCCTAAGCAATTTCGTTGCATTTGAATACTATGCTAATGAAGGTGCTCCAACACAGACGCCAGCAAATAATACAAATTGGTTCTATAGTGTTGTTGATGAAGTTGACTTGATGATGAATACTTCATCTGGATGGAAGGGCTATCGTAATGTAAATTATGATAAGAACGGCTATCCACTACCAAGCGGCACCAATCAAACAGACCCTAATGGTCCATTAGTAAGTGCATCTGCGCCTACAACACAAAGTGACGGAACAGATTTAGCATACGGAGATATTTGGATCGACACCAGTGATCTAGAAAATTATCCATTGATAAATCGTTGGCAGGCATTGAAAGACACATCAGGTGCCTATACAGGTGAAGATGGCTGGGTGTTGATTGATAGCACTGATCAAACAAGTTCAAGCGGAGTTTTATTCGCAGACGCTCGTTGGTCAAGCAATCAAAATACAATAAATCCTGCAAATGATCCTGTACCAACAATCAAGAGTTTATTGACAAGTAATAATACAGACCTTGATTGTCCATCAAATGCATTGTATCCAGTTGGCATGTTGTTGTTCAACACACGCCGTTCAGGATATAATGTCAAACAGTGGAGAAATAATTATTTCAACACTCAAAATTTCCCAGATGAGACTCTTCCAACAATCAAGAGTACTTGGGTAAGTGCAAGTGGATTGCAGTCAAACGGTGCAGCATACATGGGTCGTAAGGCTCAGAGAGCAATGGTTGTACAATCATTGCGTTCAGTAATTGATACAAATACTGCAATCCGTGATGAAGATAACTTCTTCAATTTGATGGCAACTCCTAACTATCCAGAATGTCAGCCAAATATGGTCGTTCTAAACAATGATCGTGGTAATACTGGTTATATCTTAGGTGATACTCCAATGCGTCTACCTGAAAGTGCAACAGCAATTCAAGCATGGGCAACTAATGCTGCTGGTGCAACAAGCACAGGTGAAGATGGTTGTGTAACACGCGACACTTATCTTGGCTTGTTCTACCCAAGCGGTATCGCACTTGATCTAGAAGGTAACGAAGTCGCTGTACCAGCAAGTCATATGATGCTACGTACATTCTTACGTAATGACACTATTGCTTATCCTTGGTTAGCAGCAGCAGGCACTCGTCGTGGTATCATTGATAACGCATTGAATATTGGTTATCTTGATAGCGCAACAGGTGAATTCGTCACTACTAAGACACGTATAGGCATACGTGATGTATTGTACATCAACTTCATCAATCCACTAGTATTCTTTACTGGTAACGGCTTGTTGAACTATGGTAACAAGACATCATTCAATAGTCAGAGCGCATTGGATAGAACTAACGTAGCAAGACTCGTTGCTTACATCCGTCGTCAATTGACTATCGCAGCAAGACCATTCGTATTCGAACCTAACGATGCTCTAACAAGAGGTCAGATCGCAGGTGTCGTAGAATCGCTAATGGTTGACCTTGTTGCTAAGAGAGGAATCTATGACTACGTAGTAGTTTGCGATGAATCAAACAATACTCCAGCAAGAATAGATCGTAATGAGTTGTGGATCGACGTAGCAGTTGAGCCAGTCAAGGCTGCTGAATTCATCTACATCCCAGTACGTATATTGAATACTGGCGAATTGTCGGGAGCATAATAAATTTGAGTGCCCCATAAGGGGCACTCAATATGACTAAATAAGTATATTAGGAGAATTTACACATGGCAACAGCCTCACAATCATTGTTCAATATGACAGTTGCTGGCGACAACAGCGGCGGTAACCAAGGTCTATTGATGCCCAAATTACAATATCGTTTTAGAGTTAACTTTCTAAATTTCGGTGTTGATGCGGCAGGCGGTCTATCATTAACTAAACAAGTAATGGACTGCTCACGTCCAAACTTGTCGTTTGATGAAGTTACACTAAACGTGTACAACTCAAGAATCTATCTTGCTGGTAAGCATACATGGTCAGAATTGTCTGTCAATATTCGTGACGATGCTTCTGGCACAGTCTCAAAGGCTGTTGGTCAGCAGTTGCAGAAGCAATTAGATTTCGTTGAGCAGGCATCTGCTGCTACAGGACAAGATTACAAGTTCCAAACTAACATCGAAATTCTTGATGGTGGTAACGGTACTGCAGCCCCAGTAGTTTTAGAAACATGGGAACTATATGGATGCTTCTTGAAAACAGCAAACTATCAGACTTTGAACTATGCAACTTCAGATGCAGTAACAATTGCATTGACTATACGTTACGATAACGCAATACAGTCACCATTGACTAGCGGTGTTGGTACAGGTATCGGCAGAATCCTAGCAGGCGACAGCTCAACAGGTATCGGCGCAACAACTTAATAGTTAGATAAATAAACTAACTATGGGACTAGGAAATTGGGGTGAAGAGTTACAAAACGCTGCCGGAGCATTCTTCGGCAGCGAATACCTTAGAGACTATTCTCACGCAAGCAAAACTTTTAGAACCAACTCTTACGAAAGAGCCCCTAAACTAAAGTTTTTATTTCATACTTATTTTGATATCAATCCTGCAGCATGGGCAGGAGCAGGACAAAATTTAGGTCTATTAGTCAAAGACATAAGACTTCCTACATATAGTTTCAATACTACAACGTTAAATCAATATAATCGTAAAAGAATCGTACAAACAAAAATAAAGTATGATCCTGTACAAATTACCTTTCATGACGACAATGGCAATCTTATAAACAAAATGTGGTATGCATACTACACTTACTATTATAAAGATGCGAGTAAAGTAAACGTACAAAACGCAGGTAAACGAGGTGCTGCTGCCGAGGTGAATCCTGCTAGTGGAGCTTCGCAATCTACAATGGCAGATTACAATCGTAGAAACATGTACGATGGAAGTATGTTAGGTAATGATGATTGGGGTTTTATAGGCGAAACTGCCAACGGTCAAGATACCAAAATTCCCTTTTTCAATACGATAAGAATTTATGGCTTCAATCAACATAATTTTACTCAATATACATTAGTAAATCCAATCATTACAAATTTTGCACATGACGGATATAATTATGATGAAGGTAGCGGCACTCTAAAAAATACTATGACTGTAGATTATGAGACTGTTTTATATAGTGAAGGTGCATTAGATGGTAGATCACCTGGCGACATCGTGACGGGATTCGGTGACATTTCTAATTACGATAGAACTCCAAGTTCAATTTCGACACCTGGATCAAACTCAAAAGTTTTAGGACAAAATGGACTTGTAGATGCTGCTAATGGTTTTTTCAAGGCATTACAACCGGGCGGCGGTGGTTTAGCTGAAGCGATAAAAATAGCAGGAACGACCTATAATACATATAAAAATGTAAACTTAAAAAATTCACTAAAAGCAGAAATAAAACAAGGCTTAGTGGATTCGATACGTAATGTTCAATTAAATCCTACACGAAATCAAACAGTACAAATTCCAACAAATCAATCAACTCCTAGCGGCGGAGCAGGAGCTCCGTCTCCTGGGCAAAGTAGTCCAACTACTTTCACTCCTAGCGGAGCTGCCACTCAATATGCTGGCAGGCAGGTCAAAGGCGGAGGTCCGTAATAATGGCTTTATTTGAAATTCAAAAAGAATCGTTAGATGATACAGTAAGAATTTTTGACCAATTCTATAACAATGCTTTAGTCGTTGAATCTAATAAGTATGATATAGTAAGAAGTTATTTTTTAAAGGTAAGTGATACAGAAACGATAGCAAATAATTTTACTGCGGTGCTGTTCAGAATTGCACAAGAATCAGATGTAGATGTACTATTTTTATTAGATGAAATAAAAGGAACATCAAATAATAAAATAGACCTAACAACTATAATGTCATACTATCTCAATAGTTTCAAGTCAAAAACTAGTTTATATGGCATAGCAACGATTCCCAAACCAATACAGCCGGTCGCACGTAACATAGTATTATGATATGGCTAATTTTGCAACAGGAGTATTTCAACCAAAAAATCAGCACAAATATATAGGTAAACACAAACCTAGATACCGCAGTGGTTGGGAACTTACATTCATGATGTTTTGTGATAACCATGACAGCGTTATACAATGGGCCAGTGAAGCTTTGCAAATACCTTATCGTAATCCATTGACTGGCAAACAAACTGTATATGTTCCTGATTTTTTTGTTATGTACCAAGACAAATTCGGCAATCAAAAGGCTGAGATTGTAGAAATAAAACCTAAAAAACAAAGTCTTATAGAAAGTCGCGTGGTGAGTGCTAGACAAAAGGCCACGGTTGCATTGAATCATGCAAAATGGGCAGCTGCGACAGCCTATTGCAAAACAGCAGGATTGACTTTTCGAGTAATCACTGAAGATGATTTGTTCTATAAAAGCCGTCGCTAAATAAATACCGTATGACTAAAAAATTAGAAGATTTGTTTCAATTAGCAGAAAAAGGATCAATCGATGAAGATGTCCATTTGCCGCCGGAAACACAAGAGGTAACTATCAAGGCACTAAACAATCTTGAGAAAATTGAAAACGCACTACCCCAGGTTCGAGGACTAGAAAGTGCAGACCATGAGATTGACGATCTGGCAAATCTTGCACAAGCAAGTTATAAAGATTTGATGGACTTAGGTATGCAAGTAGATAGTCGATATAGCAGTGAAATATTCGGGGTAGCGGGAACGATGTTAGGTCATGCTATAACTGCTAAAACCGCAAAAGTGCAGAAAAAACTAAAAATGATTGAATTGCAATTGAAAAAAGCAGCTCTAGATCAAAAACAAGCAAACAAA